TATCAGCTTGTGCATGTATGCCAATGCTGAATATGTGGGCGTGATACAGAACAAAGATGATGTGGTCACTACCATCTACGACTTTGGTGCGGTGGCAGATCAAGCTGACAAACTAAATTACCTAGAGTTGGCATCAGTTTGGTGGTGGGAAAGCAACAGATCTATCCCCATAAACATATTTCTGCGTAAGGATTGGGAACAATTCCGCTACACTCTGCGTACATTTGTCAACAAAGATCTAGAAATCTTGCATGGCCCTGCTTGCAGTTTGCTAGACATAGCCCGCAAAAAAAGCAAACGCAAAAGCATCATGCTGGTACGGCGCCTCGATTAATCTCACTGAAAATAATCCCAGCCCAAGGTTGCATTGATATAAGCTTCTTCTAATAAAGTTACTTGTAATGTTCCTGTTGGTACATTATGATTGAGTTTCTGCACAATATCATCACATTTGTTTTTTGAATCTTTGTACGGTTGTCTTGCTAAAAACTCATCGTGTATTAGTTCAATTTTATTTTCACAATCATATGTTATGCCCGACCATGCAGCAATTTTTTTGATCTCACTTAAGAATTCTGTTTTGTTATAAAAACATCTAAATGGAAATATGTATACATTGTCATCGACATCGTACACTGCGGTTTTTTGTCGTGCTATAAATCCATGTTGCGATGGATTCTGAAATCCAATTTTAAAAAATTCTCGTAGCACAGATCGCGGGCAATCTGGATGTTCCTCTGACAGCTCCAGCAACACCAATCTGTGCTGTTGAATGCATTCTGTGAGTATGTGTTCTGGCAGTTGATCAAACTCAGCTAGATTGGTCACATTGGGCCAACTGGAATCTTTGACAGCATCGTAGCTGCGACAAATCTGATTGGTAAAAAATCCATCAGTTAAATGATCTAATGCCCATCGATAATGTATGTTATTAAGTTTGTTAAATGTATCAACTTCAAGCTGATCATTGTCATAACCATAATCACCTGCCCTTAATAAACTGACCTGACTCAACGGCAAGAGATCATCTGATTCAATGTGTATAGATATAATTTTGTTGAATAGTTTGGGATATGTGTTGTCGTAGGAATAATGCCAAGCAAAGAAAACTTTTGGTAAACGGTAAGATTTATTATGTGATGCACCCAATGTGTTAAAAGGCAATGTATCAGGGACAACTACGCCTGCAATGGTATTACACACAAACTCTAAAAAATTTCCATGTGCGCCACCCTGGAAATCAATATGAATCATGATCCAAGAATATTCATGTGTAGTGCTACCAAGGCTGCATAACCAAGTGCGTGAGCTTTTTTGAACACATAACCCCGACTGAGATCGCCATCCCATACTGAGTCAAACACCTCCGACCACGGTCGATTTTGCAAGTGTGCCTTGCCCGGACGTATCACTGATATAAATGCTGCCATTCTAGGAATTGAATCAGGCTGCATGGTCCTTAGTAGTTCAGTGTAATTTCCCACGTGAACTAACTGTTCGGCCCAGACCGGATCTGTCCATAATTTTGCCCATGGTGGCTCAGTGGTCAACATCAGTTCGTAGTGTACAGGATCTTTTACCAGTCCGTACACACTCATGTTCAACAAGTCAATTTTAAAATAGCCCCGGGCTTCAGCCGTTTCGTAGTCAATGGCTGCACAACCAGTAGTAGGATCTTGAGGAATGTCTGTAACATAGATACCTGAGTTGTGTTTTCGACCATTACTTTGTCGTGCTGATGTGTGCTGAATCAACTCCAGTACTAATTCTCTGTCAGCAAAATCAATGTCAATGTCTGCACTCATGCTCTTAGAATTGTTGGTTTTTTGTAATCGGGTGGACGATAATCAGGATGTTGTATTGTAACAGTTTCTTGCTGAGTTTGCAATCTCACTTTTTGAGTTATTTCAAATTCTGGCAACACTTGATCCAAATAATACAAATGATCCATTGGAGAAGGATGCACATCAAATTTTAATTTGGGTCTACCTTGTAATACTTCCCAAAAACTTGGATGCATATTGTCAATTGCATCGTGGTATAACTGCAATAAATCTCTATTGGTATTTTTTGTGTCAGAGTACTGATCTGATTGATCAATTGGAACCATACTTAAAAAATGCCAATTTACTCCGGATGTTTCCAGCAATGATTTAACACCGGCAATGGCTGCTAGATCTCGTAACAAACATCCTCTTTCGGTTATCCATTTACGAACCCAAGCTGGATCGTATAATTGTTGAGTATAAATGTTTCCTAGATTCTGCCAACCGTGTGTGTATCTATCATCTCGCATGATATTGGTCCAACACACAATCACAGTATCCCCGGGTCGAAAATGATTTCGTTGATTGCATTCGTACACACTGTTGAAAATAAACTGATTGCCTCCTCCAGATATTGCCCAGTTTTGAAATTCTTCAGCTGACTGTCCTAGTATGTCTGCCCAAGTGCTCCAGATGTAACTGGTATAACTACAGCCAAAGGTAAACAGTCTATTCATAACAATGGCTCTAAATTGGGCCACAAATACTCAGCAAACAATCGCTGGGTTGCTTCAGTGCCATAATGGCCATCTGATGTTTGTGGTAGATCCATTTTCTTGCCGTGTTCTCTGGCCACGCCTGGAACCAGTGTTAAGGTAGATCTTAACCATTCATATCCGGGAACAAAAAATTCATCCCAAAAAACAAACCACGAAAAGAAAATTACTTTTTTGTTGTGAGCATCACACAGTTGTTTCATGGCCAATACACTATGTACAGCTTGATAGTTCCACCAACGTGTTCCTGCGCCCTGTGTTAACCAAAAACGATCAACACCGGTAACTCCAACAAAAGGATTTAGATATCGTTGATTGTCATGTACATTCATTGTATAGCAACCAATATCTTTGTATATGTGACCGTGATTGAGATCCGTCGGATCTACAATTTTACCGTATGGATTATCCCTTGTTCCTTGTGCAACTTCTTCCCAGGCACGGAGTCCGATCACTGCACGACTAGGTTCAGTTAATTGCACAATCACGAGATCTACGTCAGGATCTTTTACGCAGTCATGTAGTTTTTCAACATAAAAACTGTTGCCGGCACCCGAACTTGATGCACGAACCAGTTTACATTGTAATTTTTCTGCTACTAAATCTGGCCAGCTGAGCCCGTAGTCTACAGTAGAATAACTGTCTCCAATGGCTGCTAATTTTTTATACTGCATTTACCATCCTGCTTGCTTTAACATTTCTTGTGCGTACTCGTGATCTGTAGGATAAATTTGAAATTTTTTCTGCCACACATCCGAATCAATATATATCCAAATCATAGCCACTTGTTCACTACCTAATTCACTCAAAAACTTTTGCCCTGACTCAGAACTATAAATCACCCAAGGGCTAATTCGCCCAGTGGTTATGGCATGACATATTGCATTGCTATTGCCATACCGCAGGCAATCATGTGCCGGATTGGTAGTTTTTTCAGCCCAATCCAATCCGTATTCCATGGCTCGGGCCAGTGCATCATCCACTGCTTCCAGTGTGAGATAATTCACTAGGTATTCAGTATACACTTGGTCGCTGCACCAACGATCAATTTTTTTCTGTTGCTTGAGCAACCAGGCCATGAATCGCTCAGGATTGATCACTCGAGTGTTTACACAGTAATGACCAAACTTTACAAATGCACGATAGTACGATGACGTTTCAAAATCTTCAAACGTTTTGTTTTTAGCAGATCCTTGCATGGTTTCATAAAATCTCACATAGGCTTGCAACCCCAGCTGTACTCCGCGATCACCACGCTGCAATCTGCGTCTTTTGGGTTCGCACATGTGTACTTCTATACTGCTTTCTCTTGAGAAAGTTTTTTCACAGTATCCGCAAGTGAATGTCATTTCTTGTCGTTGCCACTGGCTCGATTGTAAGCATCTATTTCTTTTTGTGAGACCAGCTGTGCCATCACATCAATTTCATCATCTTTGTATGCGGGAAATATAGCCATCAATGCTCGTCGTTTGGCACTGAGCCCTGCTTCTTTTTTCTTGGGCGCTATCCAATTGTGTCGCATTACTCCCATACCCGGGCTTGCAGCAGTTGCACACAACCATTGCAATTTGGTATGCTTGGCTATGTCAAAGAAGTTTTTGTTGAGATAATGATTGGTACTCTGCACATAATATTCTTGTAGTTCTCTACTGCCACTGACTGCGCTACCCCAACGTATCATGAGATAGGTACTGAATTTTTTTCGTTCTTCTGACGTAAGCTCATCATAGAATGCACGGTTCTTTGCATCCAGTTGCCGCATCTCATTGTTGATGTTTAGTTTATCGCTCATTTTGTTTTGGTCAGGTGATAGATCATTATAGCATTTTCCAAGGCATCGTGTAAAGTGGGATTGGTCTTGGCTTCTCGTCGAATGTCACCCCACAGCTTGGCCTCCATTAAGGCTTCATGTCGTTGTCTCATTCCTGCTCTAATGTCATGGTCTCTACGTTCTTCAAATGTTTCGTAGTCATATCCTATTTCTACCCGTGTGTCAGGATCAGCACCTGATTCGCGAGCATACACTGTGTTACCATTACGTTCGTAAACATAGGTTGCGCCAGGCTTTAGCTGTCCCATTACCAGGCCTTGTTATAGTCTACTATCTCGCAGTTGCGGCTGATGTCTTTGACAAAATACACACAGTCAGGCTCTGCGTCATCGTTCAATGGCACAGCCAACAGCTGGCCATTTTTAGTTTGGGTGCAAACCAGTTAACT